ACTCTTAACGGCGAGAGATTTCCATCCCAGCGATCCAAGATCCTGGTCTAGGGCGCACGAAATTAGCCTGCGCTTGCTTTAACCGTTTAATTTGCCTTTAATGTGGGAGCCATGTACACGAACAGAAATCTGTCCGTTATAATATTCATTTGATTCTAATACTTTGCGGGTAAATTGTTCTCTTGCTTCAATGTAACTACATTCTGCCTTAGATTTACAATAATAAAGTATCTGTCTTTTAAAATTTTGGTTGCCTAGTTTAGCGATATCCGCCGTTAGTTCTGCGCTGGACCCGTAGTATTCCTGCCAGTCGCTGTCAATCTTGGTTCTAATTTTCTTTTTCTTTTTGTTGCCGTTCTTTAACTTTACAGTTTTGTAGGTCGTCTTACTAAATTTTGCTAATTTTTTACCAATATACATTCGCCCGTCGAGTGTGTTTGTTATAAGATATACAAATCCTATACAATCGTCGGGCAACTCTGTTATTAGATTATTTTCATAGTACCAAGACATACTGTAATTAGTGCTGTCTTGATTCGGTGCCTATTGTTTCTGGTTAATGTATTTGCCATTTGGTGATCTTTTTACTTGTCTTTACTAAACTTAATGTATGTGCCTTAATAGGTGCCTGATCGTTTACAGAAATTAGTTGTCCTAGTTTAATATATCCAAAACTTAATCTTGGATCATCTATATCATAGGGCCACGTAATTTCTGAACTTTTATAAAATTCTTTAAATTTTTCTTTATCAATAACTGCATCAAAAAATCTAAGTGTGTGTGATGTAGAAATTCTACTCTGACAAACAATTTGATCACTTGGGCAATCTACATCGTTAGTGGTAAAAATTTCAAATGGATGTCTACCTACATGAGGATAATGTAACATTAAGTCACCAAATCTCCATCTAGGTTGGAATAATGCATAATCTTCTTCGTCAAAGTCTTTGTATAACTCTGCATCCGGGCATACTAATACAAAAATTCTAGAACCTTGACTTTTTAAGCCTAGATCTATTTGATGTATTAGATCATTATATATCATTAATTGTTTTAGTTTCACAGGATCTGTTTCAACACGCTCCTGTTCTGGAAAATGTATGTGCAACCTGTTTAAACTAGCCTCTGCATCTGATGCATCAAAGTATCCTTCAATAGTATGAGGTAGCCAAGTGTTTAGTTGATCAATGATGCTGTTTAGTTCTGTAACTTTTGCAGTTAGATTTAATAGACCGTGCCAAGGATCAAGGGAAGGTCGCAGGTTATCAATATCAACTTGTTGCATAAAGTTGCTCCATGTCTGTGCTACTTTATGTGTATCAAGCCTATATGTAAACTTATTTTGATCTAGCCACACACTATACTTCATCTTTTTTCTTTTTCTTGCTCTGCTTTTCTTTAATTCTTTCTCGTTTTTCTGATCTAACAATTTCTTTCTGCTCTTTGACAGCATCTCGAGCCGCAATTTTCATTTGATGTTCTAGTTTAGGTAATTGCACCAAGTGTTCTCTTAATCGATAATATGATTCTAGTCCAAGGTATTCAACAAAACGTACATGTTGATTATGTACACCCACCCGAGCGGCAATGTACTTAGAGTATAAATCTAAATATCTTTCAAGACTTTTATTATTCGACATAGTCTATATCATTGCTGTAACTAGTGAAACCATTTTCTTTGATAACACGTAGAACATTATTAACACGACCTACTAGTTCGTCCTTGTGACTGATTAGGTAAATGTTTTTATTACGTTCTCGAGCCATTTTCTTTAATACAGCCAATGCGGCTTCAACACCTGCACTATCCATACCAGCATCTACCAGTTCATCAATGAACAGTAGGTTAATACTTTGATACAATCCTTCCCATACATCGCGAAAAGCAAAACTCATAGAAAGAATTAATCTGTTACGTTCGCCTCTTGACAAGTTATCAAAGTCTAGATCCTGTCCTAGTTGTGTAATTTGTACTGTCAGGTCGTTTTGGAATATAACAGTATGTGGCAGGCCTAACTTGTCAATATAATAGGTTAATCTCTTGTTTAGATAAGACAAGTTCTGATCGATAATCTTCTTACGAATAAAACTGTCTTTGTTAGTTAACAACTTATGTAAGAATTCTTGATGATCCTTGTACTTGGTTAATGTATTAATAATATCCCAGTTGATTTCTTGAATTGCAGTTTTCTTTAGTTCTTCAATTTGTTCAGCATAAGGATTCTTTTCTTCTGCTTTGCCTAGCAAGGTCTTTTCTAAATTTTCTAAATTGTTTTTATGTCCTAGTGCTTCTGCTTCAGTATCATAAAATGTAGTAGGAGGTTTATCTAATGCACCAATAGCATCTACTTCATCTTTAACTTTTTTCCAATCGTTAAGCACTTTAGTTGCGTATTGCTGTGCGTCATCTAGGTTTGACCGTGCAGTTGCAGTCATTTCTTCGTGTTTGTGATCATGTAATGCCTGTTCACAAGCATGACAGGTCTTATTGGCAAGGCTTTCTAGTTCTTTTACATATTTGTTAACGGTCTTTGATGCTTGATTAGATGCTGTTTCTAAGGTTGCTAACTGTTTGTTAAGATCTCTAATCTTATTATTGTTATCGTTCCATACTTTTAATGCAGTATGTGCCTGCAACTCTGCTTCAATATCTACGCTTTCTAGGTTAACAATGGCGCGACCTAGGTTTTCTAACTCTTGTTGATACTTGTTTTCCCAAGCACTGCTTTTAATTTGCAGACTGTCAATGCTTTTCTGTACATTTTCGTTAGCAGTCTTAATGCCTTGTATTTTAAATTCTTCTTGAGTAATAGAATCTTTAGTTTCTTTAGTTAATGTCTTTAGTGCTTCCGCTTTTGTACTTAAGAGTGTAATGCCCAGTAGTTGTTCAATAACTTCTCGTTGATCTGCGGCCTTCATGCTTAAGAAAGGCTCAGTATATGTATTCAACGCCACAAGATGCTTGAACATAGTGTGCGACATTTCAAGCATTTCTTCAATAGCCTTTTGTGTTTCTCGGCTATCACCTTGACTTTCGTCCTCATCTTTATTTTCTAATGCTTGATCATTTATATATAGTTTAAGAACATTGGGTTTACGACCTCGTTCTATTTTATACTTGTTTCCGCCTTTTTCAAACTCAACGGTAACCAACATAGACTTACCATTGATCTTATTGATAAGATTTTCTTTACGGATGTTGGTTAATGCTTGTCCGTACAGAGCGTAACTTAATGCGTTAATGATAGTGGTCTTACCTGTACCGTTGCGTGATCCTGTATCGTCTCCGCCTAGGTCTACGTTTTCACCTAACACTAATGTTAGATGTTCCCTGTCAAAATCTACAGCCTGGGTTTGATTGCCCACACTCATAAAGTTTTTTACAGTGAGATTTTTTAATTTGAACATCATAAGTTGTTATAAATTTCTAATAAGGTGCTTTTATCAAATTCTTTGCTGTCAATATTGACTAATTGTTCTGTTACAATTTGATCAACACTTTCAAATTTTGCATCTGGGTTATCGTCCATAGCACCTTCAAGATTAGTTTTATCTTGTATAAGACTAATTTCTCTTATATCAAATTCTTTATTAAAAGTTTCTTTAATAAAATTTGCTTCTTCAAAACTAATATCAATGTCTAAATGAACCTTTAAATGCATTTTACTTTTCATAATCTTATCTTTTTTATCAATAAGATCAGAAAGTTTTACTACACGATACTTAGGGCAGTTATCCCAGTTGATAAATTTAGGTTCGCTCCCCCACTCTAAAGTCATCATACCGCGTTCATCATCCCAGGTATCTGAAAAGTTATGTGGAAATGCGTTACCTATATAGATAACCTTGTTATTTGTTTGACGTTTATGGAAGTGACCTGAGAAAATATAATCTGGTCCGTTGAAGTCCTCTGCTCTAAGTTCACCATGATCTGGCATCTGTACCATTGCGTTCATGAAGAATTTGGGCAACTCAAAATGACCAAACACATACTTGCTTTTGATGTCCTTCATCTTTTTCCATTCGTCACCTACCAGCCAAGGAACTAGAGTAACATCCCCTATAGTAGTTACTTCCTCAACTACTGTTACACCTGGAATGTGTCGCCCAAATGCACTAGAATGAATATCACGTTTATCTTTATAGAATAAATCGTGATTACCTGGAAACCAAAAGAATTGTTCAAAAGCCGCACCAAGTTTTTCTAAACACCTAATGCTGGTATCGAGTGTAATTAGGTTTAAACTGTTACGGTTATGGCTCCAATCGCCTAGGAAGATTGCAGTTTCGCAACCTTCCTTTTTAGCGTTTTCGATAAACCAGTCTACAAATTCTTCACAATCACGTAAATGTGTTGTGCTATTTGATTTTAATCCAAAATGAATGTCTGTGAAACATGCCACCTTTTTAAACAAGGTCATATATTATTATTCTCCTATTTTAAGTGTAGCAGGTTTACATAACAAAGGTCAAGCCCCTGTTTCTTCATCTTCAAATTCTTCTTCAATGTCGACTTCTTCACTCTTTGGCATACGCATATTTTTGTAGAGTTCTGCCTGACGTGCAGTTTCTTCTGCGTACTCGTGCTGGTTTTGTCTTGTTAGACTTGGGGTTAGTCCGTTTTCTTCTAGTAGATCATCACGAATATTTTGGCTCTTTTTCTCCAAGTTCAATATGCGAGTGAAACTATTTGTGACTGCCGCAGTGTAATATGCGAACGGATTTTCCGACTTAGATTCGTCAAATTGCAGTCCGATCTGGCTTAATTGTAGAATAGCCTGTCCCTTCATTTCGTCAATATATGTGTATCCGCGCCAGTTGCTACGTTGTGCGTAACGTTCTGATAACTTGATGTACATCTTACCTAAGTTTTCTGTAATGCGTCCGTGATCTTTGCTAAAATGCCCTGTATCAACAGGACCCTTCCAATGGCTCTTGCCCACACACTCTAGTTCACCTTCGTCATTGAATTTCCAATGTTGGAATGGAGGAAAGTTAACCTTGTCGTGACTATCTGCTGTAGTTTTTGTAGTTTTTTTACGTCCAGGTGCTAAAGGAATATGATCAAATGTCATTATGCGAATGATAACATCTGTTTTTGCAATAGTTGTGTACTCTGGAGTTACTTCTGCTAGTTTTGTTTTCTTATCACCCGATAGTCTGGCTTGGGTGAACGCAATTAATCCTAACCTTTTTGCCTTATTTCGCTTTGCGTCTGCGATTGTACGTATGTTAACTTTATCTAAATTAGGTAAAATAATATCATATGTACTGTATTCTGGCTTGGTAAAACTTGAAAATGAGCATTTACTTCTATGTATTTCTGCTAACAAGTCTCGGTTATTTAGGTATTTTGTTTTTCTTATTGTTGGTCCTAAAGTCATGGTCATAATATAAATGGGTTCCTTTTAAGACAAGTATAACATAAGTTTGCAATATGTCAACCAATAATATTGGTGGTTTATTTAATGGTTAAATACACTAACAAGGAAATAAAAATGGCAGGTGATATACTAGGCGAAGCAGGTATTTATTCTCAAAACGGGTTTACAGGTGTTAACCTAAATACTGGTGCGACTGTAGTTTATAGAAATGTAAAACGTGGACAAAAACCACACGGTGGGTCCGGAGCAGGCTCCGCTGAATTTGCTGCCACTGATCCTAGACGGACCGATATTGAAGGACCTTCTAGAGATACTGGTGAAGCAACACCAGGCGCTGAACCATCTCTACCTGATCCAGTAGAAGTTGAAAATCTACAGGTAAATGTTGACAACACTGTTACTCCTGTAGATGATATGAACGACCTTAGAACTATTTTAAAAGTTCCGCCTAACTATCTTAGCGGTCAGTTTGACAATATATTTTCACAATTTGGAGGGGTACTGTTTCCTTATAGTCCTCAAATTACCATCGAACATAAAGCAGAGTATAGTCAAAGTAATCCGTTGCATTCTAACTATGCTATTAATTTTTATAAAAACAGCGGCATCAATGATATTACCATTACTGGAACATTTACAGTTCAAAATGACGAAGATGCTTTTTATTATCTAGGCGCCAAACGTATATTGTCAACATTAACTAAAATGAGATTTGGTAATGATAGTCTTGCAGGTAGCCCACCTCCTATATGCAGATTATTTGCCTACGGAGAGTATGTTTTAAAAAATGTACCTGTTGTAATATCAAATGTAAAACATGACCTACCAGATGATGTTGATTTTTATACAACAACAATACGTACTCAACGTGTTAGTGTGCCCACAAAAGCAACTATTACTATCACTTGTAAACCTACATATAGTAGAAAAGAAATGATGAATGTCACAGTGGATGATATTCTAAGTAATTCACTTGTTGGTAGAGGATATCTATAATGGCCAAATATAGTAATACCAGTCCTTATTCAAACACCGACCAATCAAAAGGTTACTTAGACATTATGTCGTGGAGAACTGTTCCTGCAGAAAAAGACGACATACTGTTTACAATCACCAGCAGTTATCTTCATCGTCCAGATTTGCTAGCCCACGACATTTATAAAAATGCAGAGTTATGGTGGGTATTTGCCGCAAGAAATCCCTCCATCCTTAAAGATCCTGTATTTGATATGATTCCGGGAGTTAAGATATACCTTCCTAAGATGAGTTCGATGAAAAAAACGTTAGGAATATAATATGCCAGCGGATACTGAAAGAAAAACCGCCGTATCAGTCGGGGGAGAAACAACTCAGAAACAGCCGTCAGGAGCACAACCTCCTGAGTCTAATGTACTACACAAATATAGAAGTGTAAATTATATTTTTACATTGGCTACATTATCAACAGCAGAAGTAAACGACCCCGACACCTATAGGGGAAAAGAATTACAATCAATAATTCTAAAATCAGGCGGCAAGGGATCTGCTGGAATGAAGATGCATGCCGGAAATTCTATCTCCACTACCGCAACTAATTCTGGAGGTGAGTTAATTGGCGGATTTAATCAAAATAGTCCCGGTAGGTTTGATATGTTTATTGATAATATCGAAATTGAAACTATCATGGCTAGGGATAAAAATTCTGCATCCACACAACCTACTAAGGTAAGTTTTGATGTTTTTGAACCCTATAGTATTAATGGATTTATAGAAGCATTACAGGTTGCTTCTCAAGCAGCCGGTGCACCTTCCTATGCCAAAGCATCTTTTGTTTTAAAGATGGAATTCATAGGATACCCAGACGATGACGGAATGCCAGATCCCGTT